TGAGGACTAACAATGAAAAGAACTGTAATCGTTCCCGATCTACAAGTTCCCTATCATGACGAAGTAGCAGTAAAGAATGTTGCAAGTTTTATTAAGGCTTACCGCCCCGATAGCGTCATTACTTTGGGAGATGAAATCGATCTCCCACAGATCAGCCGATGGACAGAAGGAATGCCCGGCTGGTTCGAGCAAACCCTCGGAGACGATCGAGACCAAGCAGTAGAAGTTTTATGGTCATTGGTCGAGCATTCTAAAGAAGCTCACATGATCAGAAGCAATCACACAGATCGTCTTTACAATGTGATCATGAAAAAGATCCCAGCATTCCTAGCATTGCCAGAGCTGCGCTTTGAGAAGTTTCTTAAACTTGATGAATTAGGCATTACCTATCACAAGAAGCCTTATGCCTTCCAAAAGGGCTGGGTAGCCGTGCATGGTGACGAGCAGGCCATCAACCCTAATGCAGGCCTTACAGCCCTTGGGGCAGCCCGTAGGCATGGTTTAAGCGTGGTCTGTGGTCACACTCACCGCGCTGGGGTATCGGCCTTCACAGAGGCTTCTGGGGGCAAAATAGGCCGTATCCTGCGAGGCGTAGAAGCTGGTCACCTAATGGACGTTCGCAAGGCGGGGTACACGCGCGGCACTATGAACTGGCAACAAGCATTTGTTCTAGTCGAGGACACTCAAGTAACGCTAATCAACCTAGAAAAAGACGGCACATTTGTAGTTCATGGAAAGCGGTATGGCAGGGCTAGATGACTTTCCAGACATACGCCGCACCATTGATGATGCCATGGATGAAGGCGAATTGTTACCAAACCGTTACCTAAATATGCTGGATATAGCCTAAAGCAGGCGTATTGTTGTCTTTGTGGAAGCAAGAAGGGCTTGCGGAAACGAAAGGGCAAAGCTAATGAAAACTATAGCAAACGAACTAGAACAAGATTTCGAGCGTTTAACTGAAACTTCAATGCGCTGGGAATCTGCCACTTGGCTTGATAAAGTAAATCAAGGCCGCTTTGATGGCGCACACACTTTCCACCATAGCTACATATACTGGTTTGAATCTTATGCACATCTGATGCCAGCTAAAGCTATTTTGAAGCAATTAGATAACGATTACGCGGTTCTTTATGATAACAATGCAGAACAATGGTGCATAACTACAACTTATGCTGAGTCAGTGTGGCAGCGATGACCATACTTCAGCTAATGATATGCGGCATCGCTTTTGTTATGTTTTTTCTTGGGTACAAAATAGGGCATCGAGATGGCTACATTGTTGGCCGCAAGGCAGTACGCAAGCATTATGCGCAGCTTGAACAGGTAAGAGCATGAAGCATGGAGAAATCTTGCAGAGTGCAACGGATCTTTATCAAGAGCGAGGATTGCACTACGGACATCCAAGCGACAATATGGCAAGAGCAGCAAGGCTTATCAGCGCCTATTTGGAAATGCCGGTTGAGGATTATCAAGTGGCAGTCATACTCTCGCTCGTCAAAATTGCCAGAACCATTGAAGACAGCCAAAAGATCGACAGTTGGATTGATGGCGCTTCCTATCTCGGCATTGCCGGGCAACTAGCAACAGAGGAGAATGAACTCTATGTTTGATGTATCACAATATAAAACAGCAGCAACTAAGATCAAAGAAGTGCACGATAACTATCCTATGTGTCGGTTTAACATCCGATCCATTGAAGTAGATCATGCTCAGGGTTATGTATGGGTTGTAACTGAAATCTTTAGAGATATAGCCGATGAGTTCTCAGCCGCCGTAGATGTTGCTTACGAATTTAGGTCAGAGAAGGGCGTAAACCGCGACTTCTGGGTTGAGAACTGTGTAACTTCGAGTTATGGAAGATGTTGTTCACTTTTATTAGGCGATGATCAACGCAGTAGCAGGGAGGACATGGAGAAGGTTAACCAGTTAAATGCTAAGCCTTTACCTAATGACTCTAAGCCTTTACCTAAGCCCTTCAGCGAGAAGTTGGCGGATAAGATAATAATGACGGTTGAGGATGATCCATGGACAGTCAAAGAAATTCAACCAGCAGGGACACTAGCTGACGCGGTTACTTTAATGACTGAAGTTATGGGGGCAGTAAAGATTGATAAAGAAATTCCAGAATGTAAGCATGGTCAACGCTTATGGCGTACCGGCAACAAGAATGGAAAACCTTGGGCGAATATGTCTTGCCCTGTTCAGCCACAGCGTCAGCAGACATGGGCTGAAGTCGATAAGTGTGATGCGATCTGGTATGTGATCGATGCTAACGGCGCATGGAAGCCGCAAGAGGTGAGAGCATGAGCGGCTTACAGTTTATGAACCAAGACGGAGAATGGGAGTCATTCCCAACAGATGATGAGTTATATGCTAGGAAACGCAAGCGCGAGGCAGTCCTAGATGCGATGCAAGTTAGGATATTGTGCCATCTATGCAACGAGCCAGTAGCAAAAGAGGAACTAGCGTTCTGGATACAAGGTCAATCAATAACTTGGTCATGCAAGAAATGCCACGCAGTCAATGAGTCAAAGCCGTAAGCATCGAGGCTTTCGTACAGAGCGTGTTGTAGCAGATTACCTGCGCCGCTGGTGGGAAGGCGCTCAGGTAGGTCGAGGTTCTGGACGCGACATTCTCAATGTCCCGTTCGACTGCGAGGTTAAGGCGCGTACAGGACTCGATGTAGTAGGGACACTCCGCCAGATCGAAACTAGGACAGCTGAGAGCGGCTTATTGGGGTTCGCATGCTTTCGGCTTAATGGGCAAGGAGAACAGGCGCAAGATTATGTTGCGATGCTTCGCCTTGGCGATCTAGTGGAGTTACTCCTGCAAGCTGGCTATAAAGAAAAAACATCAATAGAACAAGCTTTAGAGCCTGAGCGTTGTAAAGTATGTGGTTCATGGAAGTTCATAAATTGCGCTTGTAAAACCTGCGCACTATGTAAGGACAACCCCAATGGGTAAATTAAGCGATGAGCACTACACGCCTAAATGGCTGTTTGATTCACTAGGCGTAGAGTTTGACTTAGATGTAAGCGCACCAGATGGCGGCGTGCCATGGCTGCCGGCTAAGCGGTTCTATACAGAGGCAGACAATGGCCTAGAGCAGCCTTGGTCTGGCAATGTATGGATGAACCCGCCTTATTCAAAGGTAACACCTTGGGTTGATAAGTTCCTTGATAATGGCCAAGGTATGTGCTTGCTCGTGGTTTCGCGTTCTAAATGGTTTGCACGCTTATGGGCAGCGGCAGATGGCATCTTACCAAGTCCCCCAGACATGAAGTTTGAACGCCCTGACGGTATAAAGCCAAGCGGCATAAGTTATCAAACCTTTCTGTTTGCCCTTGGTGAAAGCAATGCACAAGCAATGCGTAACTTAAATGGCCGTGTTAGGTAATGCCGATCTATGAGTTTGAATGTACCAATGACCTTTGTGAGGCCAATCTTCGCTACGAGAAGGAGTTAAAGATAAATGAACCACACGATGTTGAATGCGGGTTCTGCCATGAACCCATGCGCAAGATTTACAGCTCTTTCGGTATTGCCTTCAAGGGTACTGGCTTTTATTTTACAGATAAATAAGTTATCAACACCTGTGGATAAATAATGCATAATCCTTTACTTAACGCTTACGACACGCGGAGCATCTGTGGAAACTTGACACATGGTTTACACTCTAGGCAAGAGCCCCTCAAGGGCTCAGACCGCGCCCGTAAGGGCGTAGCGCGGTGGGTTGCTGGAGTGTTAGTGGGATCTCTATGTCTTAGCACAGCTGAGACAGCAATGGCGATAAATGTGCCAATAAAAGTATTAGCTGCTTATCAATTAACAGATGCTCAGTACTTATGCCATAACTCAATTATCTATATTGAAAGCAGATGGAAGATTGATGCCATTGGCAATAAGACCGGCAATAAGCAGACTCATGGCTATTATCAATTAAAGAGTAAGGCTGCTATCAATGCGCCTTACGATAAGCAGTTTGAGTTATATTGGTACTATGTAGCAAAGCGTTATGGTGTTACCAAATATGATGAGCCTAACTACTGTGCAGCTCTTAAACATCTAAGGACTAGAGGTTGGCAGTAATGGCAAAGCGTGGTGATCCTCGATTAACTCGAGACTACAAAGCCTTTAGGTTAAAGGTATTGGCTAGGGATCAATGGTCATGCTTCTATTGCCAGCAACCAGCCACAACAATTGATCACATTATCCCGATTAGTAAAGCGCCTGATCTAGTGGTCAATTTTGAGAATGCAACCGCGTGCTGCCAGTCGTGCAATAGCAAAAAGGGCAGCCGCAATCAAGCGAGTTTTCTAGGTAGGGTGCCTAC